TATTGATAGCCCAAGCACACTTATGACAGTTTCGCTTTACAAGCAATTTGTTTTTGACACTTTACGTTTCAAGTTCGCTGGCTCGGATAGCTTTAGGCTTGACTGGTATGGAATAAGATTTAAGAGGGAAACAGCTTATGGGTGACAGCGTAGAGATTCGTAGGCTTGATAGCAAGAACTATGCGCGCTCTTTGAGCCTTTTGCCTATGCTTATAAAAACGAGCTTTCCTCATTATATTGATCCCATCGAGGTTTACACTTGGATGGTGGATCAATGTGAAGATGAAAGCCTTGGGTTTTTTGTTGGGTTTCTTAACAAGGAGCCGAGGGGTTTCACGATTTTGGCCTTGCCATGCGAGAATCCATTTGGCAGAATTGGGCATGGGCTTTGGCTGCATGCAGAGAGCCCCTTGGTTCGAAGAGCTTTAGTCTGGGAATCCATAAATTTTCTTAGAGATCACAATGTTGAAGATCTGAGGATGACTAATTTTACAGATGCTTGTGATGAAGCTTGGCTTAGAATGTTCAGGCGCCATGGCTCGCTGAGGCGGGTTGGAACAACCTTCATGTTGGAGCTTTGAGATGGGTGATTTTCTTTTCGGCTCAAAGGGAAAAGAGCCGGAGACAACCATTGAGCAGAGGCCATTGCTTACTGGAGAGCAGCGAAAAACGCTCAAATTCTTGAGCCAAAGGCTTCGTGGAGAAGCGCAAGAAGAACCAGAGCTTAATTTTGGGGTTGCTGAGGCTGGTGAGCAGGCGCTTGAGAATCTTGTTACAGAGATTGCTAAGCAGCCGCTTGACACAGGAGCAACAGATCAAGCTAAGCAAGCCCTGGCTGAAGTCTTTGGCTCAGGCCCAACAGATTTTGAAGAGTTTTTCCAGCGAACTTGAAGCGTAAAGTGTCAAAAACAAATTGCTTGTAAAGCGAAACTGTCATAAGTGTGCTTGGGCTATCAATAACACCAAGTGTCATCCAGCTTGTTCCACGATCGGTGCTATAAAGAACCTCTATGCCAGAGCCTTGGACCTTGAACTCGCTCTTATCATGGCGCAAAAGCTTATTAGGAACATAGAAATCTTTGGTTTCCAGAGTATAAGAAATCGGTGTCCCATCATCAGTTAACGAAAAGTAATCATATTCATAGACCTGCCCATTAGTAGAGCAAAGATGAATTGTCGGTGAGCCTTCTCCGAGGCTCCTAGCATCCCAAGTAAAATTCTGATCGTTCCAAGATCCAACAAGCTGATTCCACGTTAAAGCTGTAACCTTTTGATAAAAGCCAAAGCCCACAAAAGTAAGTGGAAAGCTTCGCTTGCTATAAGACTGATTGCCTACGTTGTAACGTAGGATCTTATTAGGGCTTTCTGAACCACCAGCAGGATAAAAGAACCAAGCCTCATCAAGTTCTTCAACATAAACACCGAAAGCCCGATTCGCAAAGCTCGTGTTAAGATCCCCTGTTATGGAAAAGATCTCATCATAAATAACATCACCGATGCTTTTAAGCTCAAAGCCGCCCTCATAAGTGTAAACGTTGGCTTGTGCAAAGATCAGGTGAAAATCATTAAGGTTCAAAACGGCATCTTGATGCAAGACACCTTCATTATCAATTGTGTCCACAAAGTTCCAAGTGTTATCCGTTGAGCCTACAAATTCCACACGAACGATAGAACGCTCGCGATAAATGATAAGATAAGGCCCAAGATCAGAAACCGCCGTTATATGATCCTCAGTTGTCAAAAGATCATTAAAATTAACAAGCTCATTCCAGTCATTGTCAACGCCGGGCTCACTCCAACGAACTCTTTGTGGATGCCTGTTGCCATCCTCCACCGTGTTAAGAAGCCAGAGATAATTGCTATAGACTGTTACCAAGCTGGCTGCAAATGTTGTAGCTGGAAGATTGGGAACATCTTGGCAAGCAAGGCCATCATAAGACTTCGGTGGATCAACGCCATTCGCAAAATACATCTTATCTGTGGCTGCCCAAGTTGTAAAAGAAACCGGCTTGTCAAGCGAGCCATCAAGAATCGGCCCTTGCACAACTGTGGCTCCAACTAAAGCCTCACTTCTGTCCAAAGCTTTCCCACTAAAGCTAATCACAGAGCCTGCAATGCCTGTGATCTCGGCGGAAAACCTTGTTCCATCTTCAAGATCAACACCTATAACTCCGCCAACAACAAAGCCTGCTGCCGAGGCCACAGTGACTTGTGTTTGGCCAAGCGAGAAAGCTGAAGCCAACGTCGTGCTTACAGTTCCACAGCTTGTAACTTCCCAAAGCAAATTTGTCTCATTCCAAGAATAAAGTGTCCTGGTTGTAACAAGCATAACAAAAGCTGCACCGCTCGTTTGAAAATACTGATACGTTCCTTGTGGAACGCCAACAACTACATCTCCAAATTTTACATAACCTGTGTCCGAGAAGACACTGAATTTCTCAAACTTGACATTCTCTGCATTAACGACTTGCCCATCAGGCAAAAGCTCCGGCCTAACAGCAGCATTAAGACCTAGAGAGCTAAGTTTAACAAGCTCATAATAGAACTTTTCATCACTGAAAAGCTGCTCTTCATTAGCTGTTTCAAAAAGCGTCATGTGATCTGCTTCCAGTCAGCCGATGAGGCTGTTCCAACAGAGATGTAAGCTTCCTTCGCGCTTGTGTCTACATAATGCAAGCCAAGCTGGCTTGGCGTAGAAGCGGGCGCTCCACTTCCTGTAGAAGCCTCCAAAAGATCATTATTGTTATTAATAACCGTTGAAACCTCCCGCCGGAATTGTTCTTCGCTTCGAGCCCACTGCTTGAGCAAGCTCTGAAGCTCCCCAAAGGAGTTAACAAGCCTAAGAACAATAACAGGCCAGTTATAAGGAAGCCTTCTAAGAGCCATCGTGGTAATCCGGCAGGCTCAGAACAATCTCTCTGCTCTTAGAAACTTCATTTCTAAGGCTTTCAATGGCTTGCTGCAAGCTAAAGAGCTTGGAAGCCATGTCATGCATAAGAACCGTTTGCCACTTAAAAGAGCAGTCACCCCTTTCTACAGAAACAGGCACGCCATTCTTAAGCTCCTGGACATTAATGCTTGTCCAAAAGACACACTTGGCCTCTTGGCATGCTCCATTAACAAGCGGGCATTTAATCTTTCGTTGCGACGATAGCATTTGCGTAGCTCAGTGTTATGGCATTAGAGGTAAAAGTGTGATTGTGTGCTGCACCGCCGCCCTGAGAAGCAATCGTTACACTTGCGCTAGAGTAAAAAAGCCCTGTTCCACCAATTTGCTGAGCCCCGCTTCCAATGCGTAATGCGTTAGTGCTAGAACCAGGATGATTGTGCGAAGGCATTTCACTAACAGTCAAGGCATGTCCATCAACTGTTCCACTTGCAGTAAAGCTTAGTGGATTAACTGAGCCTCCAATAGAGCCACCAGAAGCTGTGTTAATGTGAAGCATCCGACCGTTAAAAGATACATCTATTGTCCAACCAACAGGTGCGCTGGCTTGCATGAAAAGCATCTTCGTTCCAGCGGGGATCTCCCGCCCACTCTCTTCCGCTGAGCTAGTTCCATCTTTGTGATAAAGCTTCCCATCGAGCCCAATGTAAAGAATATGCTTGCCTGCTGAGCCTGTAGGCTCAGCCATCGGAGACATAGTTATCTTCTTATGCTCTCCATCTGTGTCAATAGAATCACGCCAAACGTGATCTATAAGAAGCCGCTCTTCCAGAGCTTTCTTAAGATTCCTTATCCTAAGAGCCCCTTCACGAGCAGCTTCTGTATCTGGAGGAACAGTTACAAAGCTAACTGTCCAATCAATTGTATGAGCCATTTAGCCCACTCCACTTACAAAGGGATCGCGCCAGTATTCGCCCACGCTCTTTGATCCTTGGCCAACATGAATAGGAATTCTATTAACATCAGGCCGCCTTGAGTTAGCCACCTTTGCAGTTTCAACCTTGCGCTTGCCTGCAGCAAAAGCTCCCTGGGCTCTCACATATTCGCCTAAAGCTTCCCAGACAAGACCAAGGGTAAAATTAATCAAGGCTTGCGTAAGATCAGGCAAATCAAACGTTGCACTCGTGTCACTCAAAGAGAACTCAGTGGGCATCTTTGTTCTATAGACCTTAAATGTATAATTCTGATCTGGAATCCTGAAAAGATGAATAGTCGTTGGATCTCTATGGCAATAATAATCAGGCTTCATTGGAGCATGAAACTCTGGCTCTGGAAAAAGCTCATCGAATTTACGTGGTGTCAAAGCCGTGAGCTTCCGGCTTTCTCCATCACCTGTGATAAGCCTAATCGTATGAACCTCTTTCGTTCGAGAGTTAAGTGTTATAGTTTTGTCATCCGAAACAGTTGTCTCATCCTCTAAAGCGGCAAGCTCACCAGTTTCCCAAGAAGCTGTTGAGCCATCTTCCCAAGCGAAGCCTTCAAAACCAATCACATGGACAAACTCATCTATAACGAAAAGGTCATCCCAATCAGCTTCTTGAGCTAGCATGACACTTGCTTCATTGATCCTTCGAACAAGGAACTCGTCAGACAAGTCACTTCGACCTGCCATTCCAATCTTAACATCCTCAAGGATCTGAGCAAGTGTCATGCTAGGCATCTTCAGATAATCCCGATTGCCAGAAAATTGACCGTTCCAACATCATCGTCAGTGGACGCTTCAATAAGCTCACCGTCAGCCCCAGCGTCGTAATCAAGACGCCAAGCCTTGAAAGCCCCCGAAGCGGGAACCCAGGAAACAAGATAGCCATTTTCTGTTGCTCCATCTGTCGTGACAGAGATAACAGAATGGAACTTTCCGGTAATCCCTGTGATTTCAGCCAGCGTAGTGTTGTAATTTGTGATATCACAAACGCCAGCATAAATCCCAATTCCGGTAACATTGTCCACTTTGACAGCCCGAAGCATAGAGCTAGTCACGCTCGCAGCATAATCAGCCATAAGGCTTTCTCCTTTCTAGGAAGGC